TCGGCAAGGCCGAATGGCCTGCAGTCAAAATTTAAAGTTATTTGTCTTTTCATTGTGTTAATCCAAGTCTAAGGACGCCGTCATCTGTACTATATCATAACACCCGTCTAAGTTCAAAAAATCAAGAGCTACAGACCTAAATGCTGAGTTAAATGCAGGATTAATTGTATCACAGCGTGTAATATCAACGCTGCGCTCAAAACCGAATCGGTGCAGAAGAAATGATTTGTTATACGCGGATACGTCATGGCCGGTTGCGACGACGGCTGAGTATTGATGCGGGTTAAATTCTGAAGGAGGTAGCCAGTTTAGTAGTGACTTATATAACGCTGGCGCGATTTGTGATTGCATACTGTCACGCGTTTTACGCCCTGATAGTTCGTCCACGGTGGGGGCTACGACGTAAACGTCAAAATTAACAATTCCCGTTTGTCTGAAAATAGTTGCGGGCGTTTGCGTCGTCACACTGTCCCTATCCACATACCGGTTTTTGCTAATAACCATTGAGCCTAAAACAACATACGCCCAATAATTTTGTGGCGGTTGTTTTGTGTAGCTATCTACTAGCTGCTGAACATCAATAACGCCTGAGACTCTAGGCATTGTGCGCACTGCGCCCGCATTATTAGTAGCGCTGGGCAATGTGTCACTGACAGGGTAAGAAAATGTAAATTCATCGATAATTGTTATTTGTTTCCTACCATTATACCCATTTTCAATGTGGCGATTTTCACGTAAAACAATATTGCCCGACGCTACTGTCTCAACAGGTAACGATTTCATGTAGCCCTCAAAAGAATCTCGAGCGCTAACATCTATTAACCTAAAAGCCCCATTAAATTCTTCGGGTATAGCGCCAGTTATATGGATTTCGTTAAAATCCACTGATAGGTCGTGCCCTTGTGACGTTAAACCTTTTAGGCAATGACCTTGGCGCGTTAACGAAACAATTGGCAGTTCAGACAAAACACCCACAACGAGCGCGTATGTTATGTCACCCGCGGCACCTAGTTTATGTGGCGTTGTAGTTTTAACGATAGCTAAGTCGCCTGAGCGCCCAACCTGTGAAATTGCTAGATTATTTGTAAAAAACTCAGTATGCAAAGGTAACACTGCGTGAAGTTGTCGAATGATCGTGCTCATGTCCATATTGCTATCCTTTTAATTGCTCTTGGAGTTTTTTATTAATAGTAGCAACAATGTTTCTATTGTTTTTTCGTATTGAACGTTTTAAAAATTCGCGAGGCTCAATACGAATTGTAACACCTGTTCGTAGTCTGATAAGCGCGCCCAGCTCAAGCGCTCGTGCGTAAGGTGCGTGTGCCTCATTGCCTGCACCAAATTCTAGCTCGTTACTGCCAATGATATTTGTCTTTAAAGATCGACGCAAGGCGCCTGTTAGCTCTGCAGGATCCTCATGCGGTGCGCTTGCTCTGTGTTTTACTAAGCGACCTTTCAGCTCGACGAGGTATAAATTACCGTGTTTTGGTTTTTCAAGAATACCATCAGCTGCAGTTTTTTTAAGATCCCGGCTTATTGAAAACATCGCGCTGCGTAAAGATTTTTTTGTCAGCGCTCCAACCCCTGCAACTCGTTGCGTGATAGGATCGGGGCTAGGCTTTATGATTTTTACAAGCGTTCCACCCGTTTGTAGTCGTAGTATTGCCACGATTAGTTACCTGTAACTGTAGTTGTCTCAGCGCCCCGTAGACTGCACCGCAGCACGTAAAACTCGTGGCGTTCGTTATAATCGACGACGTCAATTATGCGGTAGCGTTTACCCTCAAAAAGCACCCAGCTCTCAAATGTTAGGCCGGGTAGGTACCTAATGTAAAAGTTATGAGTGACAACTTGTTCAATGTTATTGCCATCAAAAACTGTCGTCCCTGATACCGTCTCAATGCTAGCCCACCATGATTGCTCAACGATATTTGTTTCGTTGTAATCAATCCCATCTGCCTCAGGTGGTTTTATTTTTCGTAACTGTAAAACAATACGTCTGTCGAGGTCGCCAATGCAAATGCGCGTATCCTTTCTGCGTTTAGCGTTGCAACTCATGCTAGCACCTTTCTAAAGGTATTAGTTGGTTTATCCTGATTGTGTCATAGAGCTGTTTGCTGGCAAGTGGAATTGTTACGCCGTCACAATCACCTCGGTTTTCATAGAGCGATGCGGCGTGCATTAGAATTGCTGTTCTTGCACTTTGCGGTACGTCTGTGTGTCTTGGCCCATAGCCCGCGGTAAAGGTAACCGTCACAGCTTGATGCACATTATCACCATCCGTCGGAAAAGGTATATCCTCTACAGGATGAATGCTCGAATATGTGCTAGTGAAAACAATTTCATAATTCAACGGATCTACAACAACAGGTACGCCATCAACAAGATAGTCTAACTGTGAAACTGCAATAAGCGGCGACTTCCGCAGCGTTATGCAAGGCGGGAAACAATCGCGAAACGTTTTAAATTCTGTAGTTATAAAAACTCTTCGCGTGTACGTTTGCGCAAATTCAGTCGCTGCGATAATAAGATTTTTAAGATAAATATCTTGCGAGTCATCATCTAAGGGTAAGCGTAAGTGCTCTTTTAAATCGCGCACAGGTACCGCTAAGTTTTTTGGCGCAGTTGACACGACGTAGTAATTATCGGGTTTATCCGCTAAAAATATATCGGGTATAATGCTGCGGGGGTAGGTTACAAACATCGTACAACGTCTCCAAGAATTAGCACTGTGTCAAACCCACATGCGTTAAATTGCAAGGCGGCTTCTTTGCAGTCGTTCGGCACAAAACGTATTTGAAGCCCTGCGAAATACGCGTTGACGTCAAGCGTCGTGTCCGAGGAGCTTAAGGCTATTCTGAGATTAGGAATGCCTGAATCAGGTAATACTTCTATTTCTGCGAGCGATTTTTTCTTCAATAATACCGCGTCAATTTCGTCATCTGATTTTTCAATTTTAAACACAAACACAATATCATCTGCTGCTAAAAGTTGGGATTCTAACAATCGTACGCCGTCAATTGAAACGATAAAATCTAGTGTGACGCTATTGCCTCTGCGCAGTTCAAGTGGTAGTCCGCATTGGGTTAAAGGCACGTTTGCGCTCGATAAAATATTCGCTGAAATTGTGTTTGTGAAATCTAATACACACGTAGATTGGGTGACCATGCCTTTTGTTGCTAATGAGATTGTCATACGCGCGCCACTTGATAGGTTGTTAGCTGTGTACCTACGTACGTTGAGTTTACGCTATACGTTGCGAGTACATCGTTAATTGTGCCAACGCTACCCGCTACACTATACGTGCGCAGTCGTGCTGTTAATAAATTCCCATTACTATCAAATGTTGTGTTATCTAGTGCTTGGTTTTCCTGCGTTAAGCCTAGGAGCCTATCGGTTTTATCTGTTAATGAGTAGCTATCAGAAAGGGCAAGTACGCCTGTGAGGATGTTTAAGCCCCCATCGCTAACAACGTAATATATATCGTCATTAGCAGGCGCAACGTCATAACTGAATTTATAAAATCCGTTCGACAGCTCAGATATAGTAGGTGCAGATATTGAAATGTCATTTGCTACCAAATTGAATATTTGGAAGGTTAGCGTCAAGCCCGTTTTCGTCACGTCGTTGAAATTCAAAACATAATTGCGTGCCGCCATCGTCTTTTTCTACCTTTTTTGTTTTAATCTTTTTTAACCTTAACATTTTATCACGAGTAACTGGATTGTAGAAATCAAACGAAAGCTGTTCCATTATGCCGTCACCTAGAGGCTCGTTGTGGCGCAGTCGGCAAAAGGAGATCCCGACCGCACCAGCGAGCGCTTTTTTATAAACAACAAAAAGCTATTAAGGCGTTAATGCCAAGTTTTCTGGCGTAGCAGCCACCCCGGGCACGCCTAAAATAGCAACACACCCTATCTGTGCTGTTGTGTTTCCGGCAGGGGTAACAGTTAACCAGACATACCGTTTTTTCCCTATGTAGCCAATTCGAAAATCGTTGCCGCCGTCAAGACCGGTAAAGTTCGCACTGCCCAGCACGTATTGCACTGGCACAGGTGTTGCCGACCCTGAATCGTCAATGTCATTTTCAGTAAGCGTTACAGAAAACGTATTGCCTATTGTCCCCGGCGTAATAGCGCCTAGGTTCAACACAAATTCAAGGGCATTGTAGCCTATAAGGTCTATAGGCGCGCTAGTGGTAGGTGCGTCGCCCGAAAAACTCAGAGGCGGGATTGCGTTTTTTGTGAACATCGTAGTGTGTATGTCATAAATTGCCATGTTAAATATCCTTAAAAAGTTTAATTTTCTTCAGTAGGCGCAAATTTCGGAGAAGCTTTTAAGGCCACAACTGAAAAAGTCGCTGTACTGTTACCCGTTATCGTTAGCCTGAGGTACACATATCGTTTTTTCCCTACGTAACCCATGCGTTTTGCAGTGAAATTGTCTGAGCCATCAAAATTTAAATTGCCAATTAAATATTTCGGATCAACAACTGCCGCGTCAGCGAGAGACACGAGGTTAGCCTCATATACCTCAAAACTAAAAGTGTTGCTGGCATTCGCGGGCGTTGCATTGCCTACGCTTGCGACGAATTCAAGAGCCTCAAAACCCCATAGATCAACAACATTGCTATTGCCTACCGCGTCGCCGATAAATTCTGATGCAGCAAAAATGTTAGCGCCTAGTACTACTGAATGTTTGTCGTAACTCGCCATGTCAAATATCCTTAAAAATTTTAATTTTCGTCTGTAGCCGCAAAGTTTGGACGGCCTTGCAGTGCTGTAATTGAAAACAGTGCCTCGGTATTACCTGCTATAGTTATTCGCACCTGGACATAGCGTTTTTTACCGACGTACCCTACGCGCTTTTCACTGAATGACGATAACCCTGTAAAACTCGCATCACCTATGACGTATTTAGGGTCAACAAGTGTCGAGGAAGGCTCATCATCAATATCATTTTCAAAAAGTCTGACAGTAAATATATTCCCGCTATCTATTGGATCCAGGTAGCCAAGATTAAAAATAAATTCTAGTGAGTGAAAACCTTTCATATCTAGTATAAGTGATTTTCTCTCCGAATTACCCGCGTATAAGTCAGCACTAAGAACGTTTTTTGCGTAAACAATCGAATGGTTATCATAAATTGCCATTTTAAAAACTCCAGGTAAGGTTTAGCGCGCTAAACTAAGCGCGCTACACTAAAAGGTACTACTGTTTTGTTACTGTCAACTTCTTGAAAGCTTCAGTCTGAATAACCCCACCACCAACGCGTCTGAAGAAATGGAACCTAACTTCAGCATTTGTTGATTTTGAGTAATCATCACGTAAAAACTCGATTGACATTCTATCAGCAATTTCGTACGCACGTACAAAGTCGCCGTAGATAATAGGAGTTTTTGCGCCCGCAGGGTCAGCAGCTCCTGGATTATCAGGCATGTCATTTGCAATGACATAG